TCAGCTTCCAAGTCAAGGCACACCTGCTCGAATACCAGTCCCCCATCAATATTCGTGATGCCAAAGACATTTTCCGCAATGACAAATTTCGGTTTAATTTCTTGTATTGCTCTAAGCATTTCGCCCCACAAGTAGCGTTCATCTTCTGTTCCTTTGCGTTTTCCGGCCATTGAGAATGGCTGACATGGGAATCCACCGGAAATAATGTCAATTGTTCCTTCATATTTTTTAAAATCAGTTTTACATATATCTTTTAAACTATCTGAATTTGGAAAATGATATTCCAAAACTTTACGAGGGAAATCCATCCATTCACAATGAAAGACATTTTCCCATCCCATCCATTCGGCTGCTAAATCAAACCCGCCAATTCCCGAAAATAAACTACCGTGCCTCATATTATTTCTTTATATCGTGTGTATTTTCCTTCAAAACTCATTGGAATATCTATACATTGTCCGTGTCTATTTTTGCCAATGATTAACTCACAATCCATTTCTATTTCAGGCTTTACATCTAAATAATAAGACGGTCTATATGGAAATAAAACAACGTCAGCATCTTGTTCTATTTGTCCGCTTTCTTTTAAATCTGTTAATTGTGGTCTATCTTCTTTTCCGTCACGATTTAATTGAGCCAATGCAATAACAGTTACACCACTTTCACGTGCAAAGTTTTTTAATGCTGTTGAAATCACACTCACATTTTTTCGTGTATCTCTTTCATTTGCATCTAATTTTTGTAAGTAATCGACAACAACAACGTCTAAACCTTTTTTTGCTTTTACCAATTTGCAAGTCGAAATAATATTAAACACATTATTATCCTTTGAATCAATCACATCAAAATCATTATCTTGTGAATAAAGCATTGCAGAAATATCTTCAATTTCTTTTTTTGTTATCGATGCGTTTCTAATTTTATAATTCTCGACATTTGAGAAATAACTGATTTGTCGTTTTGCCAATTCTTCATCTGACATTTCAATACTTACAAATAAATATTTTCCGTATTTTGATCCTTCAATGCAAAAGTTTAAACCAAGTGCAGTTTTTCCCATTCCTGGTCTTGCACCTATCACAACAAGATTTCCTTTATTCCATCCGCCTATATATTTGTCTAAATATCTCCATCCAGTTGGCAAACCTTCTAAATGATTATCGTTGTCGATTCTGATTTGTAATTCATCTAAAACCTTTCCAATCACTTTTGACATTGGTTTTACTTGATTCTTGACACTTATTCTACTCTCTTGGTTGATTATATCCAATTTGTTTTGTAAGTCGTTTAAATCAGCGTTAAAATCAATTTGTTGAATATCTTGTATTAACTTGTTTTTCTTGTATGAAGATTCTAAAACCAACAAATCGTATTCAAGTGTTTTATCAGTTATAAATTTTCGGGTTAAATCGGTAAGTTGAAAAGCGTATTCACGAAAAAACGGAAACAATGTATGTAGTGCAATTGGTTTATTATCAAAATAAAGTTGTTGCATAACGATAACAAGTCGCTGGTGAAATTCATTAAACCATTTCGGGTTTATACTTGGTAGTTTTGTTTTTGCGTAATCGGACATTATCAATGCCCCCATTACATTTTCTTCTAATTCAATCATCTAATGTTGCTCTTCTTTCTAAACGTGGTTTATATTCTTGCTTAATTTCTATTTCATCATTCCATCTTTTGTTGTTAAGGTATGTGCTAAAATATGGTTGATATTGTTTGTCCTTAAATGTTTTAACGAAAATAGGAATATGTTCTCTAATTTTATCGTATTCATTCGATTTTATTTTTTTAAACGCTCTTTCACTTTCACTTCGATTAACTTTTTTATTATATAAATGCCAAAATTCTTCAAACGTTTGTATATTATTATTTTGTTTATTATTACTTTCTTCAATTATTACTTTATTTGTTGACTGAATTTCGGGTTGACTGAATTTCAGTAAGTCCGAATCTCCGTCAGACTGAACATCAGTACATACATCAGAAAGAACTGGTTCTTCATAAACAATATGATTATACCCAGTTATTAAATTAGTTTTTGAATCAATCATTTTAACGCTCAAAATATAACCTTTTTCAACTAATCCTTTCCAATTTTTGTTAAATCTATCACGTCCCATATTCATTTGTTTCCAAATAATACCTTTATAAACAACCCAATCTTCAGGCAAAGACAGTAAATGAACTAAAATGCTTTTCTCTTCAGGTGTTAAAATGTTGCTTTGCAATATCTCATTTGATATTGGTGTAAATCTGCTCTTTGCAGTTTTTTTACTTCTTAAAATTTGTCCAGTATTTTGCATAATAAAAAACCCTCAATGAATTTTGCAGAAGGCAGTCCACAAAACCCAAAGAGGGTGTTAAGATGTTTTTGAATCCTGCCTGATTCGTTTAGTACATTACAAATATAATACTTATTCTTTACTTTCCAAAAATTTACTTGGGGAATTTGATTCTATTGCTTTTAAATATTGCACTTCGACTTTTGCCGTGTCAATAATTGCTTTCGACACTTCTGCTATTGCATAGGCAGTTTCAACGCTTATTTCGTTTTCGTGCAACTTTTCAAGTGCAAGAAATAAGTGATTGCGTAAATCAACTATTTTGTTTTTGGGCATAACGTTTTATTCTTTCTTTAACATTCTTTAATAATCTATTCTTTAAATCTGCAAGTTCTTTTAACTCTTTGGGTAGTTTATTGTGTGGTGTTTGTCCTGGTTTAAATTGTGTTTGTTTACCCCAATCACTACCAAGTTTTAGACCTTTATTCCAACTTATCATACCTTTTTTAAACTGGGTTGCTTTGCTTTTTTCATTTACTGTAGTGAAAAATTGTACTTTTTTTATTCCTAATCGGTTTGCTCTTGCATGAATCCTTGCTCTATCACAATCAAATATCTCACACATCACTTGTATTCGTGTTGTTGGATAAAGCAATTTTAACTTTTCGTCTTGCTCACTTGTCCAATGTTTGCCCATAACCTAACTCTTTTAAAACCTCAATTTCTTTTTCGTGTCTTTTGTTGTAAACCGTACCACGCAAATTTGGATTGTCTTGTTGTACCTTTTGCCTTGACCTTCTAATTGATTCAGGTGAATGAACCATTCTACCAGCAATTGCATTTAAAACGTCATAGACCGATTTTGCACCAAGTTGTTGTAATTGTTCACGCCATATATCTGCAATCAATAAAGCGTCATCGTCACGCATTTTAGTGCTATTTTCAAGCCTTTCTTTTACTTCTTTTATAATAAGCATAACATTGTCAAAATTAATGCGGTAAATATTCTATAAATGTGTTTCATAGTTTTAGTCCTTCTTCGTTTAAATATTCGTGTAGTTGTTCTCTTGCAATATATAAAGCATTTGTATATTCTGCATTTTGTGAATCAGGTGCATATTTCGTTTGTGAACGTAACCATTGGTCTAAACTCCAGGCTACGTGCTGCCATCTACCACCATTGATTGCCTCATCAAATTGTTCTTGGTCTTCAGGTAGATTAAATTCTAATATTGCTTTCATAGTTTTGATTTCTAAAAAATTAGTCATTGTATGCCTTCCCTTTATACATTTTATTTAATACTTTATTGCTTCTTTTGTTTAAATTTGACATTGGCTGCCAGTTTGGTAAATCGTTTACATCAATAAATGATTGCTTCGGTGCTTCTTGGTAATCTTTTTTGAAAGCCATAGCCACAAAAACTACGCTACAAATTACCCCTATAGATGTAAAGAATAAAATTAGATTAAGCATTTTCTTGTACGTTATAAAGTCCGACATAAATAAATTCCTGACATTCGCCAATGATAGCGTCATTGTCACGATACTTTGAACGTGTTGTGATGTCACCTACTTTGGCATCTAACATTTTAAATGTTACCCACTCAAAGGCTTCCGCCATTGTTGGGAAAATTTGAATTACTGTTGTTTTCATATCTTTTAATCTATTATAATAAATTCATCTAATCTAAATTGAAAATCATCAATTGTTCTAAATTCTGTTTTGTTTGTACCTACATAAGATTTGAAAATTACAACTAAATTTTTGTTGTTGATTGATTTCAATTTTGTTCCTTTTGTTAATTCGTTTTTCATATTCGTTTTATTATGATACAAATATACACACGTTTTTCATATATGCAAACTTTTTTTTCAATATTGCAAAAATATTTTTATTTGTTTACAATTCTGTGACAATTGACTGTAACAACTTATTCGCATAATATAGTTTTTCATCAATCAAATCTTGCACATCGTCACGCTCAATGTGTGAAATAAATAGTTTGTGACTTTTAGGCATTCGTTTGTCGTATGAAACAAAGTACCCAAACTCTACCGCACTTGCTATCATTCCAAGTTGCATTTGCCAATAGTACTCGGGGTGCAATTTGAATAAATCTTCTGACCATTTGATTGATCTATTCTTTAAATGGATGGCACTATTAAAAGGATTCTTTATTTCAATAATGCAATTACTACCAAGTGCGTCAGGAGAATAGCCTGAATACTCACCATAAGGAATAAACGTGTAAGTTTCGCCACCATAATACGTGTAAAATTCATCTTGGTATTGTTGGAAGTATTCAAATGCTTCCTTTTCATTTTCAGTTCCCCACGTTAAAGCCTCACCCCAAATTGGCTTTCTGACACCCGTTAATAGTTCACTTGCTTTTTCATATACAAATGTTTTTGCGGTATCTGAAAGGTACTCCGATTTGTTTCTCGGAGTACCCATTAATTTATAAATTTCAGACGCTGTGAATTTGCCTTCACGAATTGAAAGCCATTTTGATTCGTCTTGTGTTATAGTAATTTCCATTATTGATTTTCTTTTATTTTATCACGTAATTTTTTTGCACCTTGTATAAATCCAATATATGATGTATAAATAATTCCTTCTATTTTTTCAAAATGTGAATAATTTACATTTGCTAAAATATTTATTTCATCATCATTTGGTAATTCAATTTCATTTTCTAAATTAATAATTTTATTAGGTGGTAAAATTCTATACCAATCAGATTTATATCTTTCTAATAATCTTATAACTTGTTTTTCTGTGTATAATTTCATATTATTTCCCAATTATATAAATCAAAATTTCATTTTAAAGCAATAAGTAACTTTTTATTCTCAACACTTATTGTGTACTTTCTTTCAATGTCTTCCATTAAACCACCAGTTTGTAGATGGTCTTTTGCTTTATTCCAGTTTGGGTGCTTTGGCGTTAGTTCTTCTTTTTTTGGTTGTGGTGATACATTGCCAGTTGCATAATTTCCGTCATCATCATCATCAATATTTAGATTTAAAATACTTGAAATAGAATATCTACGTGCATAACTAACTGCAGAACCAATTTGTTGTGGGTTGGTTGCGTCTTTGCATACAATGTCGTACACGCTTTCAATCATTTCACCGCTATCAATGTGAATTAATTTAGTTACAACCGCATTATTTATAACTGGTTGTACAATAACTAAACCATTCTTTTTTAGAATAGGTGTAATCACGTTTAAAATGTGTGGTAATGTTGCATACTTTGAACCTTTGAAAAAAGGGTTGTTTGCGTCTTTTGAAATCTTCGGACATTCCATCTGAAAATTTGCTACTGAATTAAATAGTTCTTTCATATTCTGTTTTGTTTTTTTAAGTTAATCAATATATCTGCTAATTGTGGATTGCATTCATTTTCTAATGTGTCCCAAAATATAACTTCATCACGAAAACCATCTTCATCGTAATATATTTTTCTATATTCTGAAACGATTTCATCATATTCATCAATCAAAATCTCTTGAATAGTTTCCAAATCAAACTCGTAATCAAATTCATCGTCAAATAAATGACAAGTCGCTAATGAAAATACAACTCTCATAACTTTTCTTTTTTAATTATTTCAAGAGCCTTATTTAACACAATAAGTGCTTTTGGTTGTACAATATCACCATCAAGATATTTTTTTATTGTAGGCATACTAATGCCAGTTTCACGATTAATAGATTTGACCAAGCCGTGACGCTTGTTTAATTTAATTTGCTTTACTACTTCTTGTATATCCATATTGCAAATATACAAAAGTTTTTTTAATATGCAAATTATTTTTTAAGTAAATATTTTTTTTGCTAAATGGTCTGCAATTGATTGCGACAATATATCTAAACGCTTTTGATTAAGTGTTGGTGCAATGAAATGACGTGCCTTTGTGCCACCTTCTGCAATATTTTTAACAATTTTCTTTGCAATTACACTTTCTATACCTTGAGAGAATGCCGAACGAAAAACACCATATCTTCGTTTCTCTTTCATCCATTGCAAAATATCTTTATACGCTACATTTGTAGGTTGTTGACCTTGTTCTACATTAATGTAGTAGTCATTCATTAACACAATGTAGTTCACTCCTTTTGGATTTGCCCGAATAACTGGCTTTATGTCAGAAGAAAGTGAACCACTTGCATTTGATTTATTCTTTGCTAATTTATCACGTAAGGCGTTTATTAAATCGTTTCCCCAGTCAACAATAATTTTATTGACATCGTTTGATTTTATGTCATCAAACAGCGATTTTTTTACGCCAATATCGGATAAATCAACTTTATTCATATCAACACGAAATCAATTATTTCATTATTTGTAAAGTGTTTAATCACGTTATTCCAATATGCTTTTGGAACTACTTGACAACCAGCCGACCAATTGTCAATGAAATTACCTAAACCAGCATGATGAAAGTTTATCCCAAATAAACCTTTTTGTGTAGTCTTTTTGTCAATCACTCCATCTTTGTTGCCATCACGATATATTTCTATAGGTTTTATTTGTTGAAAGTATGGCATTCCTAACCACAACGACTTCCAATTTGATGAAGTTTTAAATTGGTGAGTACCTTTAACGATTTGTTGACACGCTATTGCCGTTCCAGTTATACCGCCATACGTAATAGGATTTTGAATGTAGTGTTTACCGGCAGTAGTACTACAAGGAAAAATCTCTGCAACTTCACCATTAACCCACAACACCCCAAAATCATCAAAAGTGTTGGTTAGTTTGTCATCACAACGCACCCAAGTTATACCTTTGTTTTGGTTAAAAATGTATTTCTTAATTTCGGCTTTTGTTTTCTCGCCGATAATTCCATTGACTGCAAGGTTGCAACCGAATCTATTTAGATATGTTTGAACTTGTTTCATTGATTAATTTGTTTAAATACCATTGTGCTTTTAATAAATCTTCGTGACCATTTTTACGTTCATAACGCCAAATATACTTCATTATATTGCCTTTTAAATAGCCTTTGAATGCTTCGTGTGACATAGTGCTTTTAATTGCATCTATGCACTCGATTTCGCCTTTGTAATGTATAGGGTTTATATTGCTCATGCTCTGTATGTAAATGCGTTTAAAATATTTTGTTCTTGGTTAGATATTATTTTACGTTCATATGAAATTTCTAACCACCTACCACCTAATGGTTTTGGTGTTGCACCTCTTTCAACGTGCCAACCACCTTTGCCGTTATTGTATTCTTCCTTATAGGTGGCTGTTCTAACCATTAAAATGTTTTTTAATTTTATGTTATAATATTGGTCTAAATATTCAGATGTATAAACCACCTCATTACATTCGTGAACGTGTCCCATCCAAATTAAATCAGCATCTTGAACAAAAGTACTCATTCGATTAAATTGAATCACGCCTTTTGTAACTGGTCCACCACCACCTGAACCG